GATCCACTAAGAACAGAAGTTCCATTGATTTCATATACTTTTCCGGTTAGAAGGTTCATGTTTTCAGATGAAGTCCATGCGTCAGTTGCATCAACCCAGTTAAAGGTCTTGTCTGTTGCGCCCCTAAGGGTAAGACCACCACCATCAGCACCTGCGTCTGTTGGGCTTGCGACTGAACCAAGCTCGATGTTCTTATCATCAACCGTGATTGTAGTTGAGTTAATTGTAGTTGTTGTACCGTTAACTGTTAGATCACCCGAAAGAACAAGGGATGTACCAGTAGCAGCACCAATGTTTGGTGTTACAAGAGTTGGCGTATTAGCAAATACTAATGCTCCAGTACCAGTTTCATCTGAAAGGACTCCAGCAAGTTCTGCTGAAGATGTTGCTGCAAAAGCTGAAAGCTTATTTTCCGTAAGTGCCACAGTACCAGTTGCATCTGGAAGTGTGATTGTTCTATCTGCGGTTGGATCTGTGACAGCAAGTGTTGTCTCATGGGCATCAGCAGTTGCACCTTCAAAGACTACCGAACCATCATTGAATACTGCTCCAGTTATTACTGGGCTAGTAAGTGTCTTGTTGGTAAGTGTTTGAGTGTTCGTAGTTCCAACTACCGCACCAGTTGCACCATGTGCTTCTGTTGCTGATGTATGAGTCGTTAGATTACCTGCAACTGTTGAAGCTGAACCGTACGCATCATAGGTATTTGCCGTTACTGAAATTGCACCTGTAGCATCAGTGTAGGTAAGGCCTGTTCCAACTGCATTTCCAACTGCATCTTGTGCTGCTTCTGCAAAGTCTGTAATTGCACTTGCTGCAATTGAAATATTTGCTGTTCCAGCTGCGGTCAAGCGACCTTGGGCATCTACTGTAAAGGTTGATACTGCTGTAGCTGAACCATAAGATCCAGCAGTTACTGCAGTATTGTCAAGGTCTAAAGTTAGCGTGTCAACTGCAGAAGCTGTTGATGTCAATCCTGTGCCACCAACTACTCTAAAGGTATCTCCACCAGAAATTGTTAAATCTGAACCACTATCTGCATCTACCGTAAATGAAGTAGATATAGCAGCTGTTCCAGCTGCGGTCAAACGACCTTGAGCGTCAACCGTAAAGGTTGGGATTGCACTAGCAGAACCGTATGATCCAGCTGAAACTGAAGTATTGTCAAGATTAATCGTAACTGTATCTGTTGCAGAAGCTGTTGAACTTAAGCCAACTCCACCAGAAACAGTTAAGGTGTCACCACTGGCTATGTTTTGAGTCGTTCCACTATCACCAGCAAAAGTTAATCCACTAAATCCACTGACGGCAGAAACTGCTGAGTCTACATATGCAGTAGTAGCTACTGATGTTGAGTTATTGTTAGCTGACTTTGTAGTTGCGGTTGCAGAAGCACCTAGTGCTACAGTGCCAGAGAATGTTTTATTTCCAGAAATTGTTTGAGTGCTAGTTAATGTAGCAAATGCACCAGATCCAGCTATAGCTGGAATGGTCGTTGCCGTGCCACCTGCACCACCAGTTCCTTTACCATAATACAGAATGTCATCAACTTCATTGTAAGCAAGTTCTGCATTTTCGAGAGAGGATGGCGCACCGGCTGATCCTCCTGAGGCTCTTCTTTTAATTCTGATTGTATTAGCCATTTTAGTAATTTCCTCCGTCGGTTAAGTTTATTTCAGGGTAATTGACCCATTTAGAGCCGTTATATCTCAGGACATTTCCTGTTGCAACAGATGTAATAGTAACGTTAGTTAATCCGTTTAGACTCTCTGATGCAGATATTCTATCCTTAACTGTTAAGTAAGACCCTGCTGGATTAAAACCCAATACTGTCTGTATCGCCTCTATGGCGTCATTAGCGTTAGCATGCTGCAAATGGTGTGGAACCGTTACAGAATCTAGAGTGTCAGTTGCTGAAGGATTCTGCAAAACGTCTAAAGAATTTGGATAATTTGTAGCCATTATAAACCTTTACAAAGATATAATTTTATTTGAATCGTTACTCCATACTATAGTAATGTTAACTTGTGTACTTATACCTGCAAAAGGTACTCCTGTTGCAGTATCTATATATGCTATCAATCTTGAGGTAGCATCTGCTCCACTGTCTACATACAGTATGAGTGCATTGAAAGCATAACCTGGATAATTGGTGATGTTTATGTCATTGGCATCTAAAACCCCTAAAACATTTTGTACATTAACTAATGCGGCAGATCTTGTTTTTATGGAGGAAGATGGGATATCTGAAACAAATTGGTGCGCGTTTTGAGAAAGAGTATAAGTGCTGTCTACAAAAAGTATTTTTAAAACTTGAGAAGAAACATTTATTTGACCATTTAATAATGATTGTTTAGCTTTCCCATATATTAAATTAGCCATTATTATATGCCAATGTCTTTTGAAACTATAATTCTATATTTATAATCATTTTCAAAATAAGTAGCTCCAGTAGCAAAGTAAGAGGGTGTTGCATCTGTGGATGGAAAATCTACATAAACATCAGGCTTCCAAGAGTGAGTAGAAATTTCAGGTTCTAGATTCTGCCACCTAATTGGAGTTCTTTGTATTCTTTTTCTTTGTATTTTAAAATAGTTTTTATTTAAAAAGTTTGATGCTGGTCTAGCATTAAAACTTATAACAACTCTTCCGTTATTATAATCATTATCTAAATAAAAATCTCCATTTTGAGGATCAATTGATTTAATAAAAAAGTTAGGATTTTTAGCAACTACGTGCATGCTTGTGTATGCATCTGCTCTAATTGAATGATCTTCAATTAGTATCTCTTGTATTTCAGGCACTCTGATAGAAGAGAATGATGACGGTGTTGCGTCATCTGTTTTTGTAAATAAAACCTGCTCTTCATCAATCAGCTCATTAGCTGCATCAAGGAAACCTTTTACTCTAATAACATAACTTGTATTTGCAGGTAATTTTTTGTCCCAGTACAGAATTAGGGATCTTGATATCTGATTATAATCAGTTATCGTATTGATAGTTTGAAAAGGTCCACTTATAACACTTGGTGTTGCGGAATTTGTTTGTACAATAAAGTTTTGGTTAACTAGACTTGATATCTTTATAGTTCTGCCAAATTTTAAAACAACGGTATTTAAATCTACCTGTGCGTATTCGAGCAGGTTTAATGCCACAATATTCTCCTTAACCCACAATTCTTATAATAAACTAGTAACGGTTAACCCATACAAAAGCAACAGGGGGTGGCTATAAAGCCACCCCCAATTACCAGAGTAATCGTAACTATAACTACCCTAAGCTTTGCTTGCTATAATTAAATAGCGTTGTAAACCTGAACTTCGTAGTTACGAGCGAGGTTGATGTTCTTAGCAACGGTAATACCTTCACCATCACCAAGCATTACGATGTCATAACGCTCTTTCATCTTCATTTGACGAATGTCACGACTTGGATCATCGAACTGATCGGTTGTCATATCATCCTTAACGAGGAGTGTTCCCACTTCGTTGCGGTCAATCAAGAAAAGGTCAGACTTAGCTGGTGTTGCGCCACTCTTAGCTGTAAAGCTTACGAATGGTGAAACTATAACGTTGAGACCCATTGGGGCTGTAGCGTTAAGAGCTGCATCTGAACTCTGAGGACGGAATCCCCAACTTGTATTTACTGCAGAAGCTGCACCACCCATGTGGAAGATAGCATCCTTCAAGAAGACAGACCACATCAAAGGATGTAGAATGAAATCTGTTGGTACGTGTCTTTCAGCCATGAGCACTGCTGCCATGTCAACAACGTCATCCCAGCGAATGGTGTCGTTGGCTGCGCCATCGATACCAAGACCGGTTGTGTCGTCATAGGAATCGCTGACGTTGTCAAAGACGATTGTTGCAGCGTCCTTGAAACGGCTAAGTGCGATTTGTTCTTTCAAACGAGCCATTGCACGACCTGCTGCTCTCACATGCAAGCCTACGATGTCCCAAAGTGAGTCAGCAATGACTTCTTCGGTGAATGAAAGCTTGACACCCTTTTTGGATACCTTACCCTCAATCTGCTTTGCGAAGGCTAATGCCTGCTCTGGATACTCTTGTCCTTCTGGGATCTCTGCTGCTTGAATAGCGTTGACTGCTGGGAACTCCAAGGAGCGTCCCTTTCCAAGGCGAACTACTGAAAGAAGTGGCGTAACCAACAATTGTGGCTCAGCTGCTTCTCTAAGGGTACGAGAGATAACTTTAGGGAAAAGTGCAGCAGCGTCAGCTGAAGCAAAAGCTTCCTTAATAGTTACTCTGTTATCTTCATCAATATGTCCGTCTTCGGCCAGCGCGGCTTCCCAAGCTGGGAGACCCGAGAGGAGCTCTTGGATTGTTTTACTCATCTTAGGATTTTCCTCCTGTTATCTTTCTTCTTTGTTTATTAAAGTGTTAAGTTGACGCGGAATGCGCCCTTGACATTGTGTACATCCAGGTTGCTACGGATACCAAGCTTGCCTGAGAAAGAGCCTGAACGAGTAAGTTCAAACACTGTCTTAAGTGCACCTGGATCTGATGGCAATTGCATGTAGGAAAGTAAGCCATCATCAAAGTTGGTAGCAAACGTTTCTACTTCTATAACCTTACCAACCTGGAGGTAAGGATTTGTTCCGCACAAGGTAGTTGTCAAGTTAACGGCACGTCCCATGTGGTCAGCTTTGATAAGCGAACCAATTGTTACGTCGTCGTTAACACCAACGACCATTGGATACTCTACGTAACCATGTGTAATGAATCCAGCACCCTGCGAGGTACCTTTGTCAAATGGTCTGTAGAGGTCATATTGTGCTACACCAATTGGATTTGAATAAGCTCCAACAGTTACTGTGTCACCTGAACGTGTAACGTTAGGTGTTGCGCCTGCTAATGGATCCCAACCCGAAATTGTATCGCCCCAGGTAACGCTTGATACGGTACCATTGGCAGGAACTACCATTGCGTCACCCGTTGATGCATTTGCAACTACGGAAAGAATGGTTCCCTTTGGAATAACGATCTCAAAACGATCATCTTCACTGTCTGTGTACCAGGTAGGAAGACCTTGGCTTGGAAGCAAGTAAGCTGCTGGAGCGATGCCCTCAGAAACTACAAAACGACCTGAACCTGTCTTAGTTCCTACCTTACGAAATTTTGCTAAACTCATTTAGTTTTCTCCTTAAGATATTATTGTTATTATTAAAGTTTACGACGGCCCATAAGTGCATCTACGAATAGTTGCTCTGGAGCATTGATCACTTTTTCTTTGACTTCTTCTTCGCCATTTCTATCTACAGTGATGACATTGTCTTCACCCTCGATAACTGCGATTTCAGAATCCATCTCCAACATATTGCTTCTTGCATTCTTTGCAGTCGGCATTTTTGCTAGATCTCTCAATGAATCGGCAAGTGATGAAGCACCTCTTGAAGCATGTTCTTCAATAAGCTCTTCTCTTACCTCATGTGACTCAACTCCAGCTGCAATTTTTGCGTCAACAACTCTTTCAACAAGAGTTCTGTGCAATGCGCTTTTGAGCTTTTGATTTTCTTCTTCAAGTAAATGGAGTTTTTTCATTGAATCATCAGCATCTTGCTCAGAGACTACATTGTTGTCAGTGAGCTCTACTTTTGAATCTTCATTTACTTTATTTTCTTCAGCGACTTCAGAACTAGATGATTCAACTGCCTCTAAGGCAAGTTCTTCTACTGATTCTGAAACTACTGCAGATCCTATATTTTTCCAGGATTCATTTCCTGGTTCGCCAACTTCCATTTTTAGAGAAGAGCGAAGTTGCCATGCCCACTTCTTATGCTGATCATCACGCTCAGCAAGGAAGTTTGCAATACCCTGTTCGTTAGCTGCGTTAGCAACTGCAAAAGCTGCCATAACGCTAGCATTAACTGCATTGTTCTTTTCAAGAATTCCGGAAGCCAAACCCAATGCCTCAGTAATTATCATGTCATCTTTAAATGAAGAGTTCATAACAGACTCAGTTAGTGTTCCTGGGAATGCTTGAATCTTTCTCATGTTTTCTGCAATTCTGTCAACTGAACCAATTGCGTCTTCATAGATATTTGAAAACAATTCATGGTACTCGGTGAAGTCTTCGCCTTCAACGTTCCAATGTGCTCTGTGAGCTGCAAAGTAAAATACAATAGTATCATTAAGAACTTTTTGAAGAGCTACGGCAAGTGAATCGCCTTCTGCTTCTA